ACCCCCCCCCCCCGGCCTTCCTCTGATTTGATGCCAAGGGCAATCCAGGCCCTTTTGCGGTCTTGCCACCAGCCTTCACGCGCATTTAATACGCTAAACGGGGGGATTAGGAACCTGTCCGATAGGCTACCGTTGGGTTCTGCTTCGTCTTTGTCGTCCAGAAGATCGCTCAATTCTTCAGCATCAAAGCCCAAGATTTCCAGCGCAAAGCCGTCTGCCAGCAAGTCGTTTAACTCAAGCGTCAGCATTTCATTGTCCCAACCTGCGCTTAGTGCTAGGCGGTTGTCGGCAATGATGTAGGCTTTCTTTTGGGTTTCTGTCAGGTCGGACAGCTCTATCGTGGGGACTTCTGTCTGCCCTAGCTTGCGCGCGGCTAATAGCCTGCCGTGGCCTGCAATGATGCCGTTTGATCCATCTACCAGGATTGGGTTAGTCCAGCCAAATTCCTTAATGCTTGCCGCGATTTGTGCCACTTGTTCATCTGAGTGGGTGCGGCTGTTGTTTACATAAGGGATTAGCTCTGTGACCTTTTTGTTTGTGATTTTCACTTTTTAACTTTTTTGGCTGCTTCACGCTTTACTGAATAGGCGATTGCGACTGCTTGTTTGACCGGTTTACCGGCTTTCACTTCAGCTTTAAGGTTCGCTTGGAATGCTTTGGGAGTTGTTGATTTCTTCAGGGGCATTTTCTTCTCCTAATTTGGTAATCAGCATCTTGTAAGCTGAGATAGTGGCTTGGGCCCGGATGATGAAGGTTTGTGCCTTCACTACCTCTTGCTCCATGTCCGCTATCTCAGCTTCGAGAAACTCTCTGGTTATCATGCGCCGCCAGTGCGGTTTGCTGCGCTGGTTGTCAGCATGATGTAGCGGACGTTACCGTCTGCCATCTTGACGCGAATGGAGTCGGTCATCACCTGGGTGGTGTGCGGTGCAATCATCAGGCCAGAGCCGGTTGTGGGTGTGAAGGCAAGGTAGTCAACTGCGCCAGAACCAGAGTTGGTGAATCGCATGAAAGCTGCATTGCTCCATGTTCCGCCTGTAGCGAAGTCTGAATCTGCCTGAATTGCCGCCAGAGTACCACCAGGGTTTGTCGAGGAACCGCCAACAGTCGCACGAAGGGCATTTCCTGCGCCAGAGACCGTACCAGAACCATTGACTGATAGGGTAACGTGGCTTCCGTTGACCGTTCCGCCTGTAGCTGCGCCAACACCTGTTACTTGGGTCAGACTGCGCGAAGTCTCGCCCGATCCGGTGCTGGTGAAGACCAGCCTTTGATATGTGAGCCTGGTGTCGCCGCTTGCTGCTGCGGTTGTGGCATAGCTGCCGTTCAGGACGCCAGATGCGGTCAGGGTGATCGGGACTGTCGTAGTGCCGACCTGAACTGAATCAAATAGTGGATCGGCAAATGCGACCCCGAGTGCTTTGGTGTTAGCCATGATGTTTCCTTTATCAATTCCAAAAGTTTGCCAAACGGCAATTAATTCTACTCAGTTTCGACAACGAAGCAAATATCCGCTTCCTGGATGATTTGGTAGTCCTGCCCATCTTCTTTGTGTATGGGCCACTTTAGATAGTCCCCGTTGCCGTACTTGATGAAGTCGTTCACAGATACATCTGATACGTTTGGCCCCACCGCAACAATGGTTCCTTCGTTGAAGGGTTCCTTGTTGTTGACAAAGATAATGTCCGACAGGCTTCTGACCTGCGGCTTGACAACAACACGATCACGCAGCGGCTTGAGCATCTTCAATCCTTACTTTTTTAGGGCGACCGAGTTTTTTCTTGGGTTCTGTCATCACATCAATGACCGGCAGAACAATCGCCTCACCCCTTGCGGTTAAGGGATAGTGTTCGCCGCACCAATTTGTTTTGTGCTTGGGCTGGACAGCGGGGAATCGTCGGCAGTTGCCCATAGTGTCCTGAGATTGGAAGAATTTGCAGGTTTCGCAGTTCATTTAAGGTACTTGAGTTTGAAAAGGGTGGAGTTAATCAGATCAGCGATTTCGTCAACGATGTTCTGAAGCTCTGTGTCTTGCGGGATAAGAACACGGCTTTCGGCAACAAAGCCCTTCATTGCTTCCAGGTACTTGACCGGCTCGGTAAAGGTGTGGAATTCGCTCCGGAACTCCTTGATCTGCTGATAGCGCCCCATGTACGCCTCTGCGAACTGGTCTACCAATTCAATGATTTCAGCGTAATAGGTTGCCAGCGCCATGTGTTTTGCATAGCTGTCGCTCGACAAGTGCATGAAATGCGTCACCGTGCCACTGTGCAGCAGGGTAGAGATAAATGCGGCAGTCTCTTTCATTGTGTCTCCAAAAAGTCGGGGAAACTAAGTCCCCGATAAGTGCAACTGCGATTAAATTATATGACTTAATACCCAATTTAATAAATCATTTTGACTTATTTTGTAATACTTTTCAAATTGTTTTGTTCCGAGTCCATGAATTCCTGTGTTTCCCCGGTGGTGTTCATAGCATAGCCCCATCACGGTTTTGTAGTCCCCTTTTCCCCAGCCGCCAGCTCGCAAATGGTGCAGTTCAACCGGCCCCGGATTGTGTTCTCCGTGAAGATAGTTGCACAAACAACACCCTAGTGCAGCCACTTTATCGTAGTGCTTACGATGCAAACTCGATACCATTTGCAGCCCCCCAAGCGTAAAGCCATTCAATAAACTCTGCACCGTCAGCGATTGAGAACTTGCGGCTTTGCAGTCCGACCTCGACCACCCCGTTCTTGTCCAGGTTGGGGATGACCTTGCCAGATACCCGGTCTGTCTCCCTGGCGAACTTGTCCAGCAGGAGTCGTTTCCAGTCCTCTGCGCCCCAGGTTGCCCCCAGGTGGCTGGCTTGCTTGGATATTTCCCCAATCATTGCGTGGTACTTTTCTTCCTGTTCGCGGCTTTTTGTCTCGGGTCTGATTGACAGGGTTAACTTATGACCGGACATCAGCATTGATTTTGCCCAGTCCCAAGACTTTTTGATTTCTTGGTAGCCTTGCTGCGGGTTCCAGAGTGTTAACTGTATTTTGTCCATTCTATTGCCCCATAGAACAAGCCAAGCGGGTGATATATCCCAACTTCGGCCATCTTTTGACTGCCGCACCCATAAGGTCAGACTTTGATTTCCAGAGCGCCCTTTTCGTTGGGCTAGTCGCTACATCACCGTTCTGCTCTGTTCCTGAGATACCGTCTGCAAGTTCTCGCGCTGGCTTGTTAGTAGGCGCATCACTTTTCTCGACAGCCACCGTGACATGGTGCATTGTTTCGTCAACAAGCAATCGGAACTTAGAACGCAAAAAAGCCATTTTCTGCTGCGCTCTAATGGTTGCATCATTAGTACCTTTCGGTTTAGCGCATGAGAAAATGGCCTCATGTTTGTCTAGCGATGCAACCACTTGACAAAGGAATAATATCATAAATTCAATCCAGCGTTTTAATCATTCGCAAAGCCGCCTCTTGACTGTCTACTCTGCACAACGTTCCGCCCGTCCAGGTTTTGAAAAAATGTTCCTGCAATCCTGTTAATTTCTTTTTGCTGTCTGCTTTCAATTCCATTAGGAAAGTGTGGTTTTTATAGCCAACAAGCAAATCAACGGGCAGGCCAATAATCCAGACGTAAGCGCCAGCCTGCCGTAGCGCCTCGACTATTTCGGCTTGGTTTTCGTCAATTCTGGCTGCGTATCTCATGCACAATCCTATTCATTCTTGCCCGTAGATCATCAGCAGCCGATTGACCACGAATCTTTGCTACTCTGGATAACGTCTCGCGCCACCACTCGTAAGCAGCGCCTTTCCCGGCTTCCAGGGACTTCTGTCTGAACCTGTCCAGCAATTCCCTCGCTTCCGTCTCGCGTAGCAATTCCTGTTGTGTGTTCATCAATATCCCCCGTCAAAATCAGCGCTTTTATAACCAAATTCTCTGGATAGTCAAAGCCTGTTTTGACTTTATCAAGAATTTCGTGTGCCTCAAAATGATTCATTGTCGTACCACTGGTCATGTTTTGGCCGCAAAAGCGATGCAACGTCGCGCTTTACTTTCTTTTCGCCCCACTGATGATGGCTGCACTTAGGTGACGATCCTTCCATGCGTACAGACCACAGGTTGCCGCATCCGTTGACGCTGCACAGCAAACTTGGGCCGTCATCTTTGCTTTTTGATTCTGGTGGTGCAAAACTCATTTTGTGTACTTTCCATCTATGATTTTTTGAAAGTTGGTGGCATTCATTACCCATTCCAGATCAGGCCGCCACGTTCTGCCTTGCGATTCAAACCCATCTGACAGGCTGGTGTTTTTGGCAATGTAGTTAAAAAAGCTGTCCCACCACTTGATGCCTGCTTGCTCAGTCTTGTAACCGTCAGGGCTGTACTGGCTTGGCCGGCTTGCCTGGTTCCATCGCTGCTTGGTGTTGGCTCTGCGAGTACCTTCCCAACTTCTTGGCTGTGCAAGGTGTGGCAGATGCTTTGCCCAAAGTTTAAGAATTTCCTCCTGCGGACAGGCCATCAGCTTTGCTGTGGACAAAGAAGGTTTACCTTCTTCAATTGAAGATGAAGATAAAGGTGAAGGTGAAGGTGAAGGTGAAGTGCTATCCCCCAAGGATGCTTGAAGCATAGTCGGAGCATCTTTCTTGCCGTATCTTGCATCAGCACCCGCCTTGCCACGCCTTGAATTCACTTCTTTGTTGTGGTTAGCCTTTGCCAACTCCTCATCAACTCGGTGGTGTGACCACTGCCCTGACTGCACTTGGAAGAATGCTTCAAGCATAGTCCGAGCATTGCTCCAAGCAGACGGAGACAGTCTTGTGATCTGCGCTAAAACGCCATCGTTATCTGGTGGTGGCCCGTTTTTCCAATAGTCCATCAGCAGCAACAGGTAGGCGCCGTGCTGTTCTGTGGTCAAACGGGAAGTTGCGCTCAGATAGTCCGATACATAAAGCGGCATCCAAATATCGACTTTTGAACTCATTGAGACCTCACATCGTTGGTCGTCATCACTGTTAAAGAACATTGGCAGGGTGGTGATGAATCACCTTTTCAGCCGCTAAGCCTAGCCATTGCCCCAACTCTATATCACTTTTGCAGCTTCTGCAATCTGTTTCTTAAACTTGTACCGCAGCACTTGTTCCCAGGCTTTAGGTGTACCGCGCCGCCGCCAGTTGCTAACTACCGATTGCTTTACGTCAAGCATATAGGCCAAACGACCCGTGCCGCCTGATGCCTTGATTGCGATTTCTAAGATGTCCATCTCTGCATCTTATCACATTTGTGAGGGTTCAGTGATTAATAAAATCTATTAGAAAACAAAAACCGATAAAAATTATTGTAAAAAAAGTTTTGTATGAATTCACAATTGTGATAAGATTCAGCCATGCCCCGAATTCCTTGGGGTCTTTTAAGAAAGTAGGAAATGAAACATCACATCAACAACTTCGTTGACAACAACCCGATAGAAGTTGAATCAGCAGACTACAGCGGCCCCGGTGGTGGTGACAAGCTGGTTCGCATCGTGCAGTGGGGCTGCTCCATGCACTTTCAACATGACATGACCATCACACAGGCTCGGGCATTGGCAGATGCTCTCCTGGCTTGCTGCGAGGAACTGGAATGAAGGACTATCTTCTAGCAATCGCTATCGGGGTCACCTTGGCCCTAGCCATCGTGCAATGGTGGGCACCATGAACCCGATGTACGTCTATACCAAAGCTTTAAGTTTCCATGACTGGCACTACGAATACTCGGATGACCATAGCGTATGGGTTCGGGGAAAAGATGAACGCGCTGCACTGCGCGAATTTCAAAAACAGATTGACCCGGATTTCGCTATCTGGAATCAATACGCACCGGAGGGACACAAATGCTTAATGAAATAAAACGCCTGTTTCGCAAGCTCACGCCGCTGGAGGTGGCTTCGCGTGAGCTGGTGGATGCAGAACTATCAAAGTTAGAGTCTGAATCTGCTCAGGAATGGGCAACAGCAGCGGTTGCGTACAACGCAGCCAGAATCAAGCGCCTTCGGGCTTTTATCGCAACTTTTGGAGATAAATAATGGAATCAGCACAAGAAGCAGCCGCACGACTGTACGAGGATGACGACCCTATGCGCTGGCCTTTCATTGTTGGGATGCTAGAGGCCCAACTCAAAGAAACCCGCTACTGGCTACAGAACACGCAAGAACGGATCAAAGAACTGGAGATGGAATTACTGTACAAGGAGTCGATTAAATGAAAAACATAGCATCAGCATTGGTCAAGTAAAGCCTTAAAACCATCACCCTTCTGAGGACACAACATGAGCGTTTACAAAGCAATCAACGCAGTGCAAACAGCACTTGCAAAAACAGGCATTACAAAAGACAGGACCAACAACCAAGGTGCCGGCTATAAGTTCCGTGGCATTGACGATGTTTACAACAGCATCGCTCCACTGCTCGCGGAGCATGGGCTGTGTATTTTGCCTAGAGTGCTATCCAGGCATTGTGATGAGCGTCAGAGCAAAGCTGGCGGTGCATTGTTTTACATCACGGTCGAGGTTGAGTTCGATTTTGTATGCGCAGAGGATGGCTCAAAACACACGGTAAAGACGTTTGGTGAGGCAATGGATAGCGGAGACAAAGGAACTAACAAAGCCATGTCAGCAGCCTACAAATACGCAGCGTTCCAGGCATTTAGCATCCCCACTGAATCAGACAACGACGCTGACTCAAACACACACGAGGTTTATAGCAAGAAAGAAACCATGCACCCCAAAACCCTAGCGGACTACCTCTCCGCTATTGACTCGACAACGACAGCAGATGAACTCAAGGCGATTTACTTTGAAGCAATCAAGTCTGCGGGGGATGACAACGAGGCCAGCAAAAAGCTAATTTCAGCAAAAGACAAACAGAAAGGTAAAGTGAAATGAAGATTGAATTCAGCAAAGATGAAATCATAGCTATGTTGCTTGCCAAGGCAAGCGAGATGACACAAGGCTCGATTGAGTTTAACGAAGTGTCTTTTGACGCCCGTTACTCTACGATCACCTCAGCAACCGTGTTCTATACAGAACCAGTAATCGAGGAGCCAACAAATGGAACAGAAGTCGCCTGAGTGGTTTGCGGCACGGTTGGGTCGAGTCACTGCTTCGCGTGTTGCTGACGTTGTTGCCAAAACAAAGTCTGGTGACAGCGCAAGCCGGGGTAACTACATGGCACAGCTTGTAGTTGAGCGTCTGACAAATACCCAAGAAGAATCCTATTCCAATGAGTACATGGATTGGGGGACTGAACAGGAGCCTTTCGCCAGGGCCGCATACGAGGCCGCACAGAACGTTCTGGTTGACGAGGTAGGCATGATTACCCATCCTCGGATTGAAATGTCTGGGGCCTCTCCTGATGGGCTTGTTGGGGACGATGGATTGGTAGAAATCAAATGCCCAAAGACTGCAACGCACATCGAAACATTGCTGTCAAAGACAGTGCCTGGTAAGTACAACATTCAGATGCAGTGGCAGATGGCTTGTACTGATCGCTCCTGGTGCGACTTCGTTTCCTTCGACCCGCGAATGCCGGAAGGATTGCAGACGTTTATCAAGCGTGTTCCCAGGGACGATGCGCTTATCAAGACCCTGGAGGACGAAATAGTGAAGTTCCTTGGGGAAGTAGATTCCAAGCTTGAGCAACTCACCAACCAACTGAAAGAAGCAAATGTCCAAACTTATTAAAGAAATCTCTGTCATCAGCGGCAAGTACAAGAACAAAGAAGGCCAGGAGAAGAACCGCTATCAGCGTATTGGATCGATCATTGACACAAAAAACGGCGATATGCTCAAGCTCGACGTGATACCTTTGGTTGATGGTGGCTGGAACGGGTGGGCATACCTTAATGACCCGCAGCAAAAAGATGACGTTCCATTTTAGGAGTGAAAATGAAATACCTAGTCAACGGAAACGGAGCTCATATGTGCTTGTACAAAGCTATGACTAGATTTATCGGAACACTCATTTGCACAATCTTTGGCATCTTCATGCTGCCAGTCCTGATTAGTGCTTACATCATTCTTTCAATCGGAGAGTGGAGCAATGGAATGCTGCACTTGTGGAAAGAGGAAATAGATCATTGGGGAAAGCCATGAATGATTGCTGTAACCACGACTGCAACCAAGGACGCGATTGTCCACATCAACCCGAATCGTGGGAAGCAATAGCGCAATACATCGG